CACCAACCCCAGCATAGAGATCGCCGTTCGAATCTGCCTCTCCTACGTCAAACTCCCCGCGGGCAACCCGCAGGCCGCCCAAGCCGGGGCCACCGCTGAAAAAGTCTTTCAGCAGATCAAAGTTAGCCCGTACGTCCTTCAGCCAACCGTGAATTTGAACATCTTTTATTGCCATATCAGCCTCCTTAAGACTGTTTCAAATCCAGATTAGCTGTTCTTGATGTGAGCGTAGACACCCTTGACCTTGTTGTCATAGACAAACGCGTCGTGGTAGATGCGATATTGGAACAGCCACGCATCGGCCGTCTGGTTTGTCTCAGGTGAAAACACCCGCAGCGGGTTGTGTTTGGCAACCTGTAGCACAGCCGAAGGATGGATCAACATGAAGTTGATGTCCCGCCCGGTTGATGGGGTTTTGCTGTAGCCACCCTCATCCGAAGCCGCGCCAGCATCCAGGGTCACACCCTTGTAGAAGCGGGTTTGCGGCACCATCACCACTTGCATGTTGTCCAGGCTTTCCAGCTCACGGCTCACGCCGCCTTCAGATGCCCAGGTGCGATTCAGAGATGCTTTGAGCAGGTGATAGATCGAATCTGAACAATACAGAATTCGTCCCTCACGTGGAACCTCGTTAGCATCCAGTGACGCGGCAGCCACATCCACAGCCGTCAAAACATTGGCAGCGGTTGTAAGCGCAGCTGGAGTCGGGCTGGTGATGTCGCTCCATGAGGCATACCGATCGAACCGGTAGGCATCAATTTCCGGAACCACCATTGTGCGGATGAATTCGCCCACTAGCGTGCCGAAAGCCATGCCGATGGTTTCCTCATCGTCCATCGCGTCAATCGAAAACGCACGGCCGCGATCTTTGGAAAGCTGTAAGGTCTCCCATGTTCCGGTCACGTCGCCAGCAGGAAAGCCGGTTGCACGGGAATAATCGCCCATGCCGACCAGACTGGTTTTGAATACTTTCACGACTTGCGCATTAGAATGGTCTACGGGCTTGCTCTGCCCGTCCATGCGCGCCGTGGCGGATGCCAGTTTATAGATGTCATCCAGGATTGGTTGAAATTTTTCTGCTAATGCAATTGAATTTGCCATTATTGGCTCCTTAGTTTCTATTCTTCGATAGGCAACCCCGCCGCTTGTCTGGCTGCGATTACCATCGAATCAGTGATTTTTGTCTTCCCTTGCCCACCCGCCACAATCTTGGGCGTGGGCTGTTCTGATTCGAACAGATAGTCGTTTTCGTCTTTGATCGCTTTCAGTTGATCTTCCAGGTCAACGATCTTCCCATCTTCCGCCAACTTCAAATTGTCGAAGTTCAGCAGGGCTTTGACCGCCTTGGGATTTTTCGCCTTGGCTTCGGTCAATGCACCTTCCAGGGCATGATCAAACTTCAGCCTGATGATCTCCGCTTCGGCTTCCACCTTGGCTTGTTCCGCCTTGGCTTTCCATTCATCGGCCGCCGCTTTGATCCCGTCAACATCCAGTTCCTTGAAGCCTTCTATCGCCTTGTTTGCTTCCTCGAGCTGTCCCTGCAAGGCTTCCACCTGCTTTTCAGCTTCCGTCAGCTGGGTTTTGTGGGCCTCAATGCTCTTACCGTGTAACTTCATGATCTCGTCAATCGCTTCATCGGTAAGTTCCAACATCTTCAAATCTTCACGTTTCATCTGCTCAAATCCTTTCACTACGCTTTTTTTACGTGGTTTCCGCCCACGCTGTGTCGGTTAGATTTCGCTCTAACCCTTCGAGTAAAACAACAATAAAAGCCACGCCTCTGAGATTTCTCTCAAAAAGCGTGGCTGGTTTGCCAGTCCTACAGCTTGTGCTGCCCTTTTTGTTGTGGGCAAACTATACAAATATTATATCATATTATCTTTATTTTTCAATCAATCCGTTTTTTCTGCTCGAAAAATTTCATAAAATCTCTTATCAGGTTTTCCAATTCTTCCCGCGCCCAATGCCGGATGTTCGTGTCAAAACTCAAGCCCAGGGGTTTGGGCTTTTCAATACCAGCCGCATCCAGGAATTCATCAATCAACCCGTCAAGCTCATTGTCCAGATCGTCATCCATGCACTAATTATACACCTTAATCATACACCTGTTCCCTTACATATTGTCGGTTCAACCCGGTCTGTTTAATAAAATCTCGCATCACGGCCTGAAGATCACGTACCCGTAACCGCTCGTCTGTGCTGTCTAACCCAGCCGCCTCAACCATCGCCTGCTCACGCTTTGCTTTTCGGATATCCCGCTCAATCTTACGCTGCACTTGGATCGCCTCATACCAGCTCATTTCCTTACCGTTATAAGTGGCCGTTTTGCTGGCATAGTCATCCAACACCGCCTGGCTGTAATCGTTTTCACTGATGCCTTTGAAGAACGGGTAATGACTGTGACGGCAGTTCGCACCATAAAGCCCCGTCACAGTCATGTAGCCGGTCACCTCATAGAAGTTAGGATACTGAGTATTATTCGGATCCTTACCCCTGGTGAACACCTGTCCCTGCCACATCTCATGGTTTTCTGGCACATCCCCTTTATCCCTGGCCCCAATATGAGCGGATGTTTGCACCAAATCAGTGCCCAACTCGTCAGCACGGGCTTCTGTCAACTCGCCGGCCGTCTGGTTTACACCGGTCAGAACCGCCCTCCTGGTGGCCACATCGATCTTGTCTCGATGCCCGCTCTCGAAGTAGATCACCTCCAATCCTTTACTGGCGGCCTCTTTGATCGCCTCCCTGATGGCCGTGTTGTAATCCAATGTTCCGGTAGAAACCTGCATATAAGCCAGATCGGTTGCATCCATAAATAGCTGCTGAGCGCTTATAGCCGTGGTCTGGACCAGGTTGCGCAATAAACCGGATGTCTTTTGTAAACCAATACTGAGTATTTTGGCCATCTGAGGTGACAAATTCAATGGCAGCGGCTCCAGTCCGGCGGCCCGGTAAATTGCATCGTCAAATCGCATGGCCACCACGCCGGCTCGGTTGAAGATGTCCCGCAACACCTGATCTGATTGCCCCGTGAGCTTTGCCAGCCGCTCAATGATCTGCTCATACAACAGCCCTGCCTCGATCATCCGCTGCACCTGCCAGGCCGCGCTCATGTAATCCAATCCGGCCAATCGCCGCGCAATATCACTCAATATTGAGGTGTGAAAGCGCTCGTATAAGTCCAGGATCGGCCCTGGCAGCACATCCAGCTGGTCAGCCGAAAGCATACTGAGTATTACTCCTGTTCTTTACTCCGTGGCTCGTACCACATCCGCGGCGATCGTGAACACGCCGCCATAAGCTTCAGATACAATCGTTTCCTCACTATCCGCACTGACAGTCTGAACGCCATAGATATAATTGCCAGCTGGTAATTGAGCGGTGATCATGGCGTCTAATTTTAAAGCGAGGGTTGTGCCTGTATAATCCAGATCAGCTTGCGTTTCGTCTTCAGCCTCTGCCCCGTTCACGATCAGCAGTCCGGTATCATCATCCACAAACAGGATCGCATCTTCATCCGGCTGGCTTGTATGCCGTTTGATTATGAATTGCTGCTTGTCACCGGTCAGTGTCACATCCGTCAGCTCAAATTCCCACGTATTCCCGCGCATCTGGGTGATACTCGTCTGCGAGATGTAAGCCAGCACCTCCGCCGGTGTCATCGTCAGCGTGCGTTTGGCATACTGCCAGATGTTCTCAGGCGTCGGGATCAGCGGCTCGATGGCATCCGCCACGGCCTGCACGTCCACATCAGCACTGGCGTCCACACGGTTTGGCGTGGTGAACACAAACTGATCGGTTACAGCCTGTATTTCCCCGGTATCCACCAGGATTTCATCCACCACGTGCACCACCTCGTCATGCATCACCACCACATCTTCAAAGTCGGCCTGGTCATCAGCGTGCGGGACGATCTTGAACAGCACCGGCTCAAGCGTGTCATGCGTCACCTGTGCGCGGTAGATCCCCGTTGCCAGGTTTGTGAACGTGGGGCTGGAGATGGTTGTCCCACCCGGCTCATACGCCGTTATCGTGGCAGCAGCCGTCAAATTAGCCAGACGTCCATCCCCGTCGGTGTATTGAACAAACGCCCTGTATACGTAACTCATAACCACCTCCTACTTCATGCCAAGTAACTCCTGGATCTCGGCCTCTTTCGCCTCGGTGAACACGCGAATCTCTTTGCGTATTTCCGCAATGCGGTTGTCAATCGTGATCTTGTCGGTGTTCACCTTGATCGCCTCAAGGCTTGCTTCGAACACCTGCGGGTCGCGCTCAAACACCCGTAAAATAATATTTGCAATTGCCTCAATTTCTGCCTGTGTTGCCATTTACTGCCTCCTAAACTATGTGTCTGTAACTATGTGTCTGTATTTACTTCGATCCACTTATATGTGGGGTTAATATCCTGTGAGTCGTTCAGCAACTCATACTTATACTCCATGCCCGTTGTGGGCGGGTTGGCGGGTTGATATATCCCGCCGGGAACGGCGTTGTTCTGTATCCTGAGCCTGCTGTCCGTTCTCGTTTTCGTTGGAAATGCGTCCCAAAAGTCAGCCAATATCTGATCAACCTGTGTGCTGTTAAACCCATTGTTATACATATAGACTAACGACGCCGTATCCCACTCGCTGAACGCGCCTGGCGAGATTGTAATTGTGTATCCCGCTGGCTTGTTGTACAAATATAGCACCGTTAAACGCCAATGGCTGATATGGCCGGTATCGAAGGTGCCGGTATAGCCCACTGGCAAACTGTGCAAATATAAGGATACTATTGATTGCCACGCGATAACATCCGCACTATCGAAATGACCCCCACGCAAAGAGAAAAGTCTAAGATTGGTTATGTTGACCGCGACGGCAATCTCTGCACTGTTTACAGTCCATGCGTTATTTTGCACCCAGAGATGAAACAATATTTCGGGCTGGAATATTTTTACCTCATACGTGTCCGCCGCTGTATACTCATGTGTTACCGTGCCGGTATACTGGTCTGGTATCTCGGACTGTTGCCCGTCGCCCCAATCTAACAGACATGTCCCGCCAAACGAGTAAACCCTGTTCAGTGTTACCGTCTGGTTAGTGGTCGTGGTTGTCGCCCATATAGTTATGTGTGGCTCAACTTCCACCGCACGCCGCCTCACGTTTATGCGCCCCACGTTATTCGCGCTTCGGTTCAGCCGACCGATCATCCGAACACCGCCTTCTCTAAGCGTTCCACCCGTTCTTCCAGGGTTAATTCCGGTGTCTCAGGCTCTGGTGGGCTCACGATCTCGATCCGCTCCATGTAACTGCCACTTACCCATCTCCCTACCCCGATCCGGTACCATCCGTTTTCGGACACCTGATATACGTTCACCTCCTGGCCAAGCACCAGGTGCCCTACGATGGTACTGTTATCCGCCGTACTCGGCAGTATCCGCACCCGCAGGCTGTTCACGGTGCACCGCGCCCTGAACAGCGCCTCCGCATCGTCATGGCTGGCCAGCAGCGGCAGCGGATCAATTGCGTTATACAGATACCCGCCCGGCACCTGTGGGGCCTGCTTGTCCCAGCGGTATTCAAAGTGCAGGTGCGGCCCGGTACTCATGCCGCTATACGGGTCGGTCACCGCGCCGCCGGACAACCCGATAACCTGCTTACCCGTGACCTTATCGCCTACCTTCACATCGTTGCGGCTCATATGCCCATAGATCGTTACCCCGTGACTGTGTCTGATCCTGATGTGTCTGCCGTAACCGCTTGTCTCCTCACGGGCCACGATCACCTCGCCATCAGCGGCGGCATAGATCGGGTTACCAACCGGGACAGCGAAGTCGATCCCGTTATGCCCCTTCGTGTTGGGATACCATTGCGGGTTGGACCCAAACACCTGGCTGATGGGCCAGCGTTCATCACAGGGGTAGTACAGGTTGGCCAGCGGCTCGGTATCCGGTAAGGGCTGGTCATCCGGCAAGCGTTCCATGTATGAAGCGTGCCCGGACACCCAGCGGTTCACGCCGATCCGGTACCAGCCGCTGGTTACCTCGAACACGTCCACGATATTGCCCTGCGATAGCCAGCCAACCGCATCAAAGTTCACACCAGGCCCACGGCGGATGTTCAGGCTTGATACGATACAGCGGGCGCTAAACAATTTTTCCACGATAACCTCCTCAAACGGTATATTTGTGATCATGTTTCCCAGTTCCGGCAGATGGTTGAAGGCGTGCCAATACTCCCACCAGTTGCACCCGGCTAACCCCTGCTTGCGCACCTCCTCGATGAAGATACGCTGGTCATCAGGTACGGCCGTCCAGCCGCCCTCCGTGAACGCTGCCCCTGTGGGTATCATCGGGCGTTGGGGATAGGGTTTATAGGCTTCGATGGTGTTGGCTAGTTGCGCTGGCACCGTCCCGTTGGCCCGCATCCAGTACACCTGGGGCATATTGACATCGCAGTACTCCAGGAACGTAGCAAAC